CATAACAGAAGACGGAAAAAGAAAAATAGAACTTTATAAGTATCAAAAAAATCTATTAAAAGCATTTAAGAATAATAGATTTAATGTCATATTAAGTTCAAGACAGTCAGGAAAAACTACTACAATAACTATATATGCATTATGGTTGGTGTGTTTTCAATCAGATAAAAGAATAACAATAGTTGCTAACAAAGAATCAACTGCCAAAGAAATTTTTTCAAGAATTAAAATGGCATATGAACAACTTCCTATATATTTAAAACCAAATATCAAGTCTTGGAGAAAAGATGGATTTAATTTAGGAAATGATTCTGCCATAACAGTAAGCACAACATCATCGTCAGGACCCCGTGGTAGTACTAGTAACTTGCTCATTATTGATGAGATGGCACATTGCCCTAATGAGTTGATGAAAGAACTTTGGAAGTCTGCAATTCCTATTATTTCTTCTATGAAGAAATCTCAAATCGTTGTTATCAGCACTCCAAATGGAACGGATAACAAATTTTATGATCTTTATAAGGATTCTTTAAAAGAAAACAGTGAATGGCATTTGGAAGTCGTTAATTATTGGGATGTTCCTGGTAGAGACGAAGTTTGGAAAGAAAAAACATTAGCACTAATGGGATCAAAAGAAGATTTTGATCAAGAATATGCAAACGTATTTCATGAGCCTGGAAAAGGTGTAATCGATGAAGAATATTTATTACAATTAAAAGCAAATTGCCCCGAACCTGTATTAGTTTTAGAAGATGGTTCTTATAAAATATTTAAATTACCTAATCCAGAAAGTTTTTATGTTATTGGAGTTGACGTGGGGGAGGGAATTGGAAGAACTAATTCAGTTGCACAAATTTTAGATGTTTCTAATCTACAAGATATACAACAAGTTGCTGTTTTTGCATCAAATTCTATAAATCCATTTCATCTAGGAACAAAATTGATGAATGTTTTGGATGATTGGGGAAGACCTCCGATATTAGTAGAAAATAATAACAACGGACAACAAATTTTAGATGTATTATGCCAAACACATAACTATGAAAATGTAGTTTCATATCATTTTGAAGGATTTAGTAAACATTATAATAATGCTAATAGATTTGGTATTCATAATCATACAAATACTCGTTATAAAGGAATAACAAATTTTAGATATTGGGTTAATAGTTTAAAAGCAGTAAAATTAAATGATATTGATACTATATTGGAAATTAATAATTTTATTAGACTTCCTAATTATACATATTCAAAAAAATCCGAAAAAGATTTAGATGATAGGGTTTTTGGATTGATATGGGCATTATTTATTTTAGATCCTTCTTTGGTATCTCGATACTTTACCATACAAGAAATAGACGATCAAGGAAGACCAATGAGGATTTTCCCATTATCTGATAACAAAGAATTAATTCAAAAAAGTCCATTATTAATAGGAGGTGGACAATATACAGTTAAAAAACCAACAGTAAATACTCCATATTCACATGTTGGTGGAATGACTTTAGAAACTGGTTTTGATTTATATTCAGATGATAAACAAAATTTGATGTTATGGTTGTTACAATCTGATAAATCGCTCGATCCATTTGACAAATTTGACAAAAATCCTAATAAAAAAGAAGATAATTCTGATAAGTCTTCTATGGACAATTATTATCCCTCTATTGTTTTTTAATATATATATATGAATCAATCCGTTTTAAATAGATCTCGTAATGATAAATTTGCATTTGTTCTTGATTTGCCTCTTGCATTAAAAAAACAAACAGATTTAGTTATGTCTAAAGCATATAACGCAAATCAAATACAACTTACAACATTTGGTTCACCAGTTCCATCAATCAGAGTTAGTGAAATAAAAGTACCCTTTGGTGGACAAGTATATAATGCTTCTAGTCTTAGCAGACCTTCATATGAGGCATTATCTCTTAAATTTTTAATAGATAATACATATCAAAACTATTGGATGTTATGGAAGTGGTTGAATTTATTTAATGACACGGAAAACAGCACTACAGAACTAACAAAAATTATACCAAGAGCAAACGGAGAAATTGGTATAGATAATCCAATGTCTGATTTTACTACAACTTTTAGTTTATTTTCATTAGATGAATTTAATAATAAAATAGTAGAATTTAAATATACACAAGCATATATAACATCTTTAAGTCAAATAGATTATTCATTTCAAGGAGGAACTGAAATAATATGCACAGCAACCTTCATTTTTAATCAATTAATAGTTTCTCTTTTAAAGGATATAAACGTTTCTAATTGTTAATTTACTATGGCAAATTTTTCATTAAATGGACCACAACAAAGTATTCTTCCAGAATATAAATCACAATTCAGTTCAGGTTCAATATCCAATCCATATGGTCTTGAAAATTTTAACGCCATTAACGCAGTAAAAGACACAAGATTTGTAAATCAAATAAATGGTCAGTTTTTTAATATAGAAATATGGATGTACAACGGTCTTAAAAAATTCAAACCAGTTGCTATACCATTTTTCTTTGTAAATGAATTATTAATAGAAGATTCTATAAACGAATGGAATGTTAAAGGTTATATAACAATTGTAAATGACTATGAATTACTAGAAAGAAAATTTAAAGACGATGAAATGGGAAGTGCTGAAGCTCCTTTCTTATTAAGAACAGATGGTAGAAATAAATTAAGTATAAAGATTTCTCCAGTTACAAATGATAAAGAATCATTACCTAGAGAAATTTGGGAAATGTCGTATGATTTTGTTATCTATGATATAGAAGATCTAGAAACAGAAAGTGCTTCTAAAAAACTAAGAAGATTTTATTTTTGGGATGAAAGATTTCAAATACTTTTAGAAAGAAATTTAGAATGGTCTACTGCTGTATATGGACCGAATAATGGAAATTTAGACTCACACGATATCGAAAGGGCTATGCCCGCTTCAGAAGCTATTAAATCTATAATTAAAACAGCAGCATCCAATTCATCAAATCCAACATCAAAATCCGAAGTAGACAAAAAGGGATCGGAAGAGGTTAAAATAGGATTTAGTAAAGAATCTAGCGTTAAGCTAGATCTTAATACAACAACTCTTCCTGGATTAGATTCCATGAAATCAAACGACACGGAAGGAGATTTAGCTGTATTTGATGATAAAAGATGGGATTCTGGTGTTGAAGGTGATGATGGAAAGGTGTTATATACTTCACCATCTAATGCATGTGCATTAGATGATTTAAATTATGTATATAGTTATATGAAAGCAAAAGATGGAAGTCCTCTTTTTCTGAAACTAGATAGATATGGAGACAATCAAAAAGCATTTACATTAGTTTCATTACAAGATTATATAAAAGATGCAGATAAAAATCAAATAGAACGAATAGTATTAAGAGATAATGTAGATAATAGTGAAAAAGCACCAAAAATTAATAGAGCACCAGAAGGTAGTTTTCAATCTCCTATAGCTTCTATAATAGATGACTATAGATTAGTCACAATGACTCCAAAAGACGATATGAATCTAATAGCAAATACTCCGTTATCTAACTATAATTTTAAAACAGGAGCATTTAATATCTATAAAAAAGATAATTTTGCAAAGGATTTAGTTAAAAAAATGACAGATATATGCAAATTAGGACTTCATAGTTTTAAAGTTTCAGATGCTCAAGTAGGTATAAATTTAAATAAAACAAAAACATCGGGATTAAGAACAAAAAACGCATTTACTGCTAGACACTTTTTTCCTAAAGATATAGTAGGTGTTTCGATGATTAAGAATTTCATGTTGTTAACTCAATGTTTAAATTTCAAGGCTCCTGGATTAACTGCAAGACAGCCTGGAAAATTTATATTTGTAGATACAGATTCTTCTGATGGCATTGTATCTCCATTTGAAGATAAATTTTTAGGCCAATGGTTTTTAACAAAAGTCACTCATCATTTTACAAAAGAATCATATTCTACAGATGTCGTAGCGGTTAAGCCAGATATGTTTAGAAAATGGTTTGATCAACTAGATGAAAATTATTAACAGAAAGTAAATATTTTTATGAACAAAGCAGATTTAATAAAAAGTTTACAACGAGATAGATTAGCAAGAGTTGAACTGCGTCAGAAAATTACAAGTAGTGATTCACAAGTCAATACTCAAACATCAATGCCATCAATGACTCAAATGATAGGAAATTTGACTAGTAGCATTGTAAACAATGTAGCTAGTGTCGCTTCTGGAAATCCGTTAACTTCCTCTGATGAAGAAGCTAAAAGAAGATTATCTATATGCAATGGTTGTGAATTTTTCAATTCACAACAACAAAGATGTGGTAAATGTGGTTGTAAAATGGCAGTTAAGACTTATTTGAGGGCCGAAAAATGTCCCGTCGGTAAGTGGTAATGATTTTTTCAATCTCAGTATCGGTTTTTAAAAAATAATCTTCCGTATTAAGAACTGTTGGGACTTTTAATATAAAGTCTGCTGCTTTTTTAAGTATTTTATTATTTTTTTCTTCATATTTATTGGCAGGTTCTATCCCTTCTCTCTCCAAAAATATTAATAATCCTTTCTTTTCGACTTTTAACCAATATACCTCATCATTTTCATACTCAGAATACCGCATATCTGGTATAATTGGTATATAATTCCTACCAAATTCTTTATTTTTATTTAAAATATCAATAAA